GAGTTGGCGCAAGCCAAGCTCGATAACGGCACCGTCTTGGAAGCTGAATCATTTGAGGCAGGCCAACCCATTTTCATCGTATCAGAGGAAGACCGTATCGCAGTCCCAGTCGGTGAATATCAAATGGAAGATGGCCGCATCTTGGTTGTAGCCGAAGAAGGTGTTATCGGTGAAATCAAAGAAGCAGCAGCCGAGGTAGAAGAAGAAGCCCCATCAGTTGAAATCGAAGTTGAAGCAGCTATCGAGCCAACTATGGAGGAGAAAATCAAGGAGATGGTTATGCCACTCATTGAGGAGATGCGTGCAGAAATGTCCGCAATTAAGGAGGAAATGGGAGCGTACAAAAAGAAGCAGGAGATGTCCTCGGATATGCCTGCCGCTATGCCCATCCGCCACAACCCAGAAGCAGCCCCTGCTCCTGCACGAGTTAACCTCGCACAGAACGCAGCGGAAACTTCTATCGACCGAGTTCTCGCACGTCTAAACAAATAAAATCAATTCTAAAAAATGGCTACTACTACTTCAATTACCACAACGTATGCTGGCGAGTTTGCCGGTAAATACGTTGCCGCTGCTCTTTTGAGCGCACCTACCTTGGACAAAGGTCTCATCGAGATTATGCCCAACGTGTATTACAAATCCGTTATCCAAAAGGTCGGTACTGACGATATCTTGAAGAACGCTACTTGCGACTTCGACCCTACATCTACCGTTACCTTGACTGAGCGTGTTTTGACCACCGAGGAGTTCCAGGTTAACTTGCAAATGTGCAAAAAGGACTTCGAGCAAACTTGGCAAGCCGTTGAGATGGGTTACTCTGCATTCAAGAATGTACCCGCCTCTTTTACTGACTTTATCGTAGCTTACGCTGCCGAGAAGGTTGCTGCTCGTATCGAGCAAAACATTTGGGCTGGAGTTAACGCTTCCGCTGGCCAGTTCGACGGCTTCCAAACTTTGTTTGCTGCTGATGGTGACGTTATCGACGTAACTGCTACTACTGTTACCGCTGCTAACGTAATTGCTGAATTGGGTAAGGTTGTAGACGCTATCCCAGCTGCTTTGTACGGCAAGCAGGATTTGACTATCTACGTTCCTCAGAACGTTGCTAAGGCATACGTACGTGCTTTGGGTGGCTTCGCTGCTGCTGGAGTAGGTGCTAACGGTGTTGACAACAAAGGCACTATGTGGTACGGTTCTCAGGACTTGTACTTCGACGGTATCAAAGTTGCCCTGGCTGAAGGTTTGTCTTCTAATAAAATGGTGGCTGCACAGAAGTCAAACTTGTTCTTTGGAACTGGCTTGTTGAGCGACAAGAACGAGGTTCGCCTGATTGATATGGCTGACATCGACGGTTCTCAGAACTTCCGTTTGATTATGCGTATGAGCGCTGGTATCCAGTACGGTATCGGTAGCGACATCGTTTACTACGGAGCTTAATCATTCTTAAATTCCTTGAAGGGGGTGGTGGTGTAATAACGCCCCACCCCTTTCTTTTTTAACTTACTAAATACAAATAAAATGGCTTGTGCATTATCCCTTGGCCGAATTGAACCCTGCAAGGACGTTGTAGGTGGAATCACATCGGTTTACTTCCTGAACTATCAGGAATTAACAGTTACATACGACGCAACTAACACGGACGCTATCGACGTTTTAGGTAGCGGTTTGACGGCTTACAAATACGACTTAAAGGGCAGCTCTTCTTTTGAGCAAACCGTAACCTCAAGCCGTGATACTGGAACCACGTTTTTTGACCAGAACTTGAACTTGACCTTGCACAAATTGAGCAAGCAATCAAACAAGGAAATTAAATTGATGGCTTACGGCCGTCCGATTGTAATTGTTGAAGACTACAATGGTAACTTCTTTGTTGCTGGATTGGAAAACGGTTGCGAAGTAACTGGAGGTACGATTGTAACGGGTGCTGCTATGGGAGACCTTTCCGGTTATACCTTGACGCTGAACGGACAAGAGCAGGTTCCTGCTAACTTCTTGGACGGTACTTTGGCTGCTGCTGGAATTTCTACTATCGTTGTAGGTACAGATTTTTAATATATCTTTGACAAATGGAAACTAAACAATCTGTCTATAATATCCTTGCTTCTAACACCAAAAAAGAAGTAGAGGTAAACTTGGCATCTGTTGCCGATTTTAATACTGCTGCAAGTCAGTTTGCTAAATTGCGTGAAGACGTTATTGCGTCTCAACGTGAGGCAGCCGCAGCTCTTCCACGCTTTGCGGCCCCGGCATCTAAATTGCGTAGGTCTTTTGCTGAGTTCACCCGTCTTAGCATAGAGTTGTTGCGTATGGAATCTGATATCAGGGCACAAGCAAAAGAACTTGGCGTTCCCTTTTCTTCACTTCCTGGAGCAAGCAACTGGGAACAGGCTTTGTCTGATATCGCATCCATTGAGCGTGAGTCAAAGAAAATTCTTGATATCTACAACAAGATTATTAAATAACCTTTCTTGACTATAAAAGAGCCATCCTTCGGGGTGGCTTTTTTAATTAAAACAAAAAGCAACAAACGAGTTATTTGTAATATGAACATTTTAACTACAAGCGCATCAGCGCAGAATTTACAAATCATCCCTCGCTCGTTTCCTGCTTCTGTATCAGCACGGTTAACGAATGAATCTACCAATACCACCCAAACGCAAACAATCGCACCTACAAGTTCTAACGGGTATATGACCTTGAATGCTGCTTGGACTTTGAAGGCACAAAACTTTTATTTATTAGAAGTGTTTAGTGGTGTAAATTTGATTTATCGTGGCCGGGTATTCTGCACCGACCAAACAAACTTCGAGAAGTTCACCGTGAATGCCGGGGTGTACGACCAAGAAACCGCAGGAGATAATACGTTCGTAATTATATGAGCAACATACGATTTATGGCCTTAAATTCCTACGTTAAGCCGCAGGTAAAGGAGGTTAGTGGAAAGAACTGGATTGAGTACGGGAATGATAATAATTATTTCCAATACCTGATTGACCGCTACAACGGAAGCCCTACCAATAACGCAATCATTAACGGCGTTATCGATATGATTTTCGGAAAAGGTCTGGCTGCAACAGACGCAGCACAGAAGCCAGACGAGTACGCAATGATGATGGGCTTGTTTACCAAAAATTGCGTTAAGAAGGTCGTTAGCGATTTTAAGATGATGGGCAATGCCGCCTTTCAAGTTATCTACAATCAAGACCACTCAAAGATTGTTGGCGTTGAGCATATTCCAGTCGAGACCTTGCGTGCTGAAAAGTGCAATGAGGAAGGTTTTATCCCTGCTTATTACTACGCAAAGAATTGGGATAGGGTAGCACAACGTAAGGAAGTTCCGATACGCATTGACGCTTACGGAATGTCTAAGGCGGGTATCGAGATTCTTTATATCAAACCGTACAAAGCAGGATACTACTATTACGCCCCAACGGATTACCAAGGTTCCTTGCCCTATGCCGAGTTGGAGGAGGAGGTAGCGAATTACCATATCAGCAACATAAAGAACGGACTGGCTCCGTCTATGCTGATTAACTTTAATAACGGAACACCTACCGAAGACGAGCAGAGCTTAATTGAGGCACGTATTGCGGATAAGTTTTCCGGTAGCTCGAATGCTGGCCGTTTTATCCTTGCGTTTAACGATAACAAGGAACTCGCAGCAACAATCGAGCCCGTACAATTATCGGACGCAAGCGAGCAGTACCAATTCCTTTCCTCGGAATGCACGCAAAAGATTATGGTAGGCCACCGGGTAACAAGCCCTATGCTTTTAGGCATTAAGGATAGCAGCGGACTGGGTAATAACGCCGACGAGTTGAAGACGGCTTCTATCTTGTTTGATAACGTGGTTATTAGACCATTACAAGAGATTATCCTCGACGCAATAGAGCAAGTGCTATCTTTCAACGGAGCGGCCTTAAACATCTATTTTAAGACGTTACAGCCGTTGGAGTTTAAAGAGGAAATTGTTGCCCCTTCCGAGGTGGTAGAGGAATCTACCGGAGTTGAGGATAGCGGTATTGCAATGTCCGCAGACGTGAGCGACGAAGTTCTTAACGGAATGTTTGAAGCGTTGAATGAGTTTGGCGAAGATGAGGACTTGGACGAATGGGAATTGGTGGACGAACGTCCCGTTGACTACGAGCAGGAAGAATACTTAGATTCTATTTTGCAGTTTGCTAAGAGCCCCAAAGTAAAGACCGGTGAGGCATTCCCAAACGCAAAGTCAGACCAAGACGGTGAAACCAAAGACGGACGTAAGTACAAGATTCGTTACTCCTACGCTCCGGGAACCACCAAGCCCAATAGCCGTGAGTTCTGTAAGCTAATGATAGAGAAAAAGAAGGTGTACCGCAAGGAGGATATTATCCGGATGAAAGACCAGGTGGTAAATAGCGTTTCCAAAAACGGAAAGGGATTTGGCCCAAATGGTGATACAACATACGACATCTGGCTCTACAAAGGAGGCGCACGGTGCCACCATTTTTGGATGCGTAAGACGTATTTAGCCAAGGCCGAAGGTGTAACTCCAGACGCTAAAAACCCGAATGCAGACGTATCGGTAAACCAAGCTCGTAAGGCAGGCGTCAAGCCAGAGACGAATAACCCAAAGGTTGCAAAGCGTCCGGTAGATATGCCCAATGAAGGATTCTTAAAACCTCGTAAATAATGGCCACGGCTCTTTTTATCAAACGTGAGGATATTGTACGCAATACGGTTATTTCCGGCAACGTAGATACGGATAAGTTTATCCAATTTATCAAGATTGCCCAAGAGATTCATATTCAGAATTACACGGGTACGAAATTGTACGATAAGATTTCCTCGGACATTATCGCCAATACGCTTGCAGGTAATTACCTATCCCTTGTAACGGATTACGTGCAGCCAATGCTTATCCACTTTGCAATGGTGGAATACTTGCCGTTTGCTGCTTACACGGTTGCTAACGGAGGTGTGTACAAGCATACGAGCGAGAACGCAACAAACGCAGAGAAAATCGAAATTGATTATTTAGTTGAAAAGGAACGCACGATAGCAAAATACTACACGGAGCGTTTTATCGACTATATGTCCTTCAATCAATCTTTATTCCCAGAGTACAATGCCAACGTCAACGAAGACATCTACCCAGACCGAGATTCCCGCCCGGCCTCGTGGGTTCTATAAAGTAAAAACCGAGAATCTAATTAAATTAAAAAAGTACCTGGAAAATGGCAAATGATATCGGTTGGGGTAATATCTACTGCTCCTCTTATTGGGGAGATGAGGACTACAATACACGGGCAATAGGTGACGTACCTACTTGCTTTGGTAATGCTTATATATATGCGGATGCGTATGTTGCTCGTGTTGCCGCCGATAGCGGAACGGTGGAAGGGTACGAGTGTTTAGTTGTTGCTATTGATAAATTAAACTTTAACTAATGTCAAGTTTCTACGATGATGCCAGTTTGGTAGTAATTCCAAGCGGCTATAAGACAAGCAAGGTATATGCTGAAAAGCCAACTGATGGCTCTGGAGATTTGACCTTTACAAGAACTGGCGATACGGCTACCCGTGTAAATTCTGCGGGGCTTATAGAGAAGGTGCGGACTAATCTTTTTTTGCAGAGCCAAACCTTTGATAATGCAAGTTGGGCTAAGAGCAATATAACCGTTACGGCAAATACTACCGTTGCTCCAGATGGAACAACAACTGCCGATACTTTCGTCTCTCTTGGGGTTACAAGCGAACACGCAGTTCGTGCGACTACAAGTATGGCTGTAAATACCGAGCATACTGCATCTGTATATGTAAAGCAAACAAATACACGATATGCCTATATAAGGGACTTAACAAATAACGCAGTTGCAATTTATGATTTGCAAGATGGAGTTGTCTCTCTTGCAGCTGGTACTTCAACAAGCATAACTGCCGTTGGAAGCTTCTATCGTATTTCAATGACGTTTGTAACGCCAGCAGTAATTGTAAACAATCTTATTGACCTTGGTATAACGACTTCTCCAAGTAGTTTATCTTCATTAGTCCCAGTAAACGATACTATGGTATTTTGGGCAGCGCAGTTGGAAACTGGAGTAGCAACATCCTACATCCCCACCACCACCGCAGCGGTAAGTGTTGGCCCCGTTGCTAACGTACCCCGCCTGGACTATTTAGGTAGCACTTGCCCCCGCTTGATTTTGGAGCCGCAGCGCCAAAATTTGATTACATTCTCGGAGCAGCTGGATAATGCGGCTTGGACTAAAGATGGTATTACGATTACTGCAAACGCCACGACTTCACCAGATGGTTACACTAACGCTGACAAGCT